GAATACACAGTTAAATCCCGCCCGATACCACAGTTTAGTAGAGCCTAATGCCAGTGCCCCGTCCAGCACGCGCATGAATCATGCTGAAGTCTCTGTAGACCAAGTAGCCCAAAGCATCATTCATGTGGTCATAACCTGCGTCTTTATCGGGAACACCGGTTTCGGTGTAACTCTGCAGCTCTAAACATTCGATTGTTCGTTTGCACCATGGCGCGACTTGAAGCCTCACTTCACCTTTCCCATTTTCCAGCAAAGCTTGAACAGAAGCCACGCGATCACGTACGGGAGGATTGGCCTTCGGTGATTGATTGCTAAACCCATAGGACTCCAAGATCTGAATGTCCGTACGTGAAGCATTCGTACTTCGGCTGCCACCAGAGGCATCAGGGTAAACGTAAACCTGGCGCCCATCAGCGCGGCGTTGTATTTCTTGCGCCATGGCATCAGTGTCATGCGCACCGCTGATCTCGTCAATCAGGACTAAAGAGCTACCTAGGCGCACGCCCAAACAAGCACTCATGTTTCCAATATTGAAGTCAACGCCGACTCTTAAGGGCTCGTTGCTGACATCAGGAATATTGGTGATTACATGCTTGGCACGATCAAAACGGTCATAAACCTGACCAGTTGTGAGATTGCAAAACTGCCCTTCAAGGTATGCCTTCAACAAACTAGGATCGTAATTAGCTCGCAGCCGTTCAATAAAGTCTGGCGGCAGATGTGGATTATCCGCACTGCGCATTTTGATTAGTTTTCGATCAGGACGCTGTTGTGCTTCCTCTGTGCCAAACGTGCTCCACATCCAGCGGAAGCCTTCAGGCGTTGACGCAGCGGCAAACTGTCGGACGTTGCCAGCACGAAGGCGGCCAAGGATCTTAGGGAATGCTTTCTGTGCAATTGAAGGGGCAACTGTATCAATTTCGTCAGCAAGCACCCAGGCAAGGTTCAAACCAATGATGCGTGACCAGTTCTCAAAACTGCGGCATAAGATCTTTGTGTCGCCGCATGGCAAGTGCAATACATATTCAGGCAACGGCGAAGCTCTAAACGTATAAGGGATTTCATAAGCCTCAAGGAACTGCTCAAAGTCATTCATCCAAATGTCACGAATCAATGGGCCTGTCGGCTCCATGACGCATCCCATAAAGCCTTGGTTCAACACCGCAAGGACGACAGCCTTTGCCGCCAACGATCGCGTTTTGCCAGCCCCATACCCTGCAGACAAGCCGATGATTTCTGTTGTTTGATCCTCTACAAACGCAAGCTGTCCGGGGTGGAGGTCTGACTTGATTTGCTTGACTAATTTTTCAACATCTAATTCCGAATTGTTTTCTCCTATTCTGTGAAGAACATGACCCGATGGTATTGCTGACAATACGCCCATTAATCGTAGATCCGAGCAAGTTTAGCCGCTGTATTAATACAACCTAATGCGGTTTGCAGGTTTGATTGTTCCATTGCCTTTTTTTGTATAACTGATAGTTGTGACAAAAGAACAGCGGTAAAAGCTTGGCGATCGAGATTGTAATCCTCTTGCAATTCTTTACGCGCTTCTGCGATGTACTCATCTATGCGCCGTTTTGCAAGCCCCCACTCTTGAGCGCCATACTGCACTAAATCTTGACGCGTTGCCCCATTGGCAAGCATCCGAGTAACCCGTGCTAGGCGAAATTGTTTTTCTACAGCCGTGCAACGAGGTTGAGCCATGTATTTACTGTAGTGAAGCGAATGAATCAAGCGCATACCAGACGTGGCTATTGCGGTAGCCGCCTTGGTGTGTTGGGACGATTGGCGTCACGCCGTGCATATTTCTCCACGCTGGATACACAAGCATTGAACCATCAATTTGGTCAAACGTTGCGTTGTAATCAGGGACATGCAAATTCCCCCCGGTGCTGTTTCGCCTTTTCGTAATGATGATATTGATAGCCCCTTTGACGTTTGCATGGTCTTGGTGGATGGGGGCTGCGCCATTGCAGTTAGTAATGGTGCTGGTGAAATTTTTAGAAAACCGCCATTTTTCTGGCACTCGCGATCGCACCTTGCTGCTATGCAATTTGGTTATTTCAGGTGTCAGCTCTTGAATCAACTTGAAGGCGACTAATCCTGCCTGGTGCATGGCTTTCACAAAAGTCGCTGCCGTTTTGCTGGAATGAACGGATGAACGGGTGCCGTATGCCCGTCGCATATGCGGCTTTGGTGGGACGCTGCCAAGGATTGCTGAATACTGTGAAATAACTAAGTAACGCCTTTTTCCGTCTGGTGCTGGTGGGAGCGGGCGCTTGCGGTCCATCATTGTTTTGGGCACACGAGTTGAATTGACTTCGTGGTCAGCAATGTTGACTAAGTTGCGGAGTTCGTCAGGGAGTTGCTTGATAAACAGACCGACCTGAGTGCCGTCAGGGTCAGCAAGTATGCAGGAGTCAATGATGTTGGGCTGCAATGTTGGGCAGGTATCCCCTATTTTTAGTTTCGGTGCCAATGGTTGGAGCGTGCGAATAGGGAGTTTCATGCCCACTGCAATTTTCCATGCGTGATTGTTTTGAGCTTGATATTCGGCACACCACCAGCTTTGGTGTACAACTTGCTTATACCTGGGAAACGATTGACGATTTGCTGCAACTGTTTTTCATGATCTTTGGCACGTTTTTGCTTACCACCAAGTTCAGCCATGATCCCACCCTCTGCGAAATATTTTGTTTTCGGAGCGTAGCCATCAAGCCTCACGACACCTTTGTGCAATTTATACGAACGAAGGGTCGTTTCAAAGTCTTCTCCAGATGATTGGAGTGGGCGATCATCACCGCAAAGTGCAAGATCGCCTGCATATGACCCATGAAAAATTCCACAGATATAGCGCAAACCAACAGTGATAGTTGATTTCATAAACATTCCATTTGCAACAGGGTTTATGCCCCATAGCTTTGCGCCAGTATTCTGGCAAACTTGAAAACCTTTAGAAACTAACCTATCTAAACTTTGAGTATATTTTTCCAATGAATTATTGTTTTTGATATATAGCCCTGCAATGTCGTCATCCAAGTTCAATATACGTGTCCCTGGCTTGTAGTAATTTTTGTTGTACCAAATCCGTGAATTGATCAGACCAGGCTGCGAAACAACAATTTTAATTTTCAAACCGACAGCCTGCAAAGCTGTTTCATACAAATGCTTTTCATTTGTGTCTGCAACAAAGATTGTCACCCGGTTGAAGTCTGCGCTACCTCTTTTGAGTGTTGTCAGTGTTTCGGTAATCAGCCGTGTGGGCCTTTTGTAGCTTGGAACAGCAATCTGGTAATCAATCATCCAGCCAATGCTTCGATTAGTTTAATGCCTACATATTCACCGCGTTTGCGAGCAGCATCAACCAAAGCCTTGGCCTCTTCATAATCTTCCGGGCGAAACTCAATTTGAATAGCTTTCATCACGCCATCAGAAAGTTCAGAAGTTGGATCATCTTCCAAATCGTCCAGCGCTGACAAGTCAATATCTTCACCAAAGGTGGGCAGGTCATCACCCCAGCCAAGCAAGGTCAGGTCAAAGCCTGCTTCCCCTAGAGCATTTAATTCTGATTGCAGTACATCATCATCCCAAGTGCTGTTCAGTGCCAACTGGTTATCAGCAATGACATAGGCCCTCCTCTGAGCCTCTGTCAGGTGCCCCAGCTCAATGGTTGGCACGATGGCAAGGCCCATCAGTTCAGCGGCCATTAGTCGGCCATGGCCTGCGATCACGTTGCTGTCTGCGTCTACGAGGATTGGGTTGGTGAACCCAAACTCCTTAATGGATCGGACTAAGCGATCTAACTGCGGCTCTGAATGTTGGCGTGGATTGTTTTCGTATGGTTTCAGCTCTGCTGTTTGCCGTTGGATTATGTTTTTTGAAACGATTGCCACTGCCTAAAAAAAAGATTTGACAGAATAATAACTGCTTATGTCAACGTGCAGAATTTGCTTTCAACCAGTACTCAGTCAAGCGAATAATTTTCGGCTGAACTAGATGGTGGCTGCTCACTATTGATCTGAACTCCCCGACTGTGACCATCAGGCTGCCATCTTCTAGGGAACGGATTTTGGCTATGGGCGTAAGCCTGTTTGAGTCGCTGTTCATAACGAAGGAATGCTCGAAGTTCATTCTGATACTGCTGTGCTTTCAAATCTTTGTTTTTGAAAATTCGGCAAGTCATTTGGCCTCTTCAACGGTGACGGTGTAGTTGCTTTCAGAA